GGCTGCCGCCGATTGGAGCCAGTGCCCGTATCGGGAGTGGCACACGGGGCACTTCCACTCTCAGGCAGCCGAGTGGCAACGCCCGATCGAAACGCTCGACGGCGTGATCGTGCGGACGGCCCCAGCACTCTGCCCGCCGGATGACTGGCACAGCGTGAACGGATTCATCGGCAGTAGACAGGCATGCGAAACATTCATCTACAGCCCGGAGGGAGGGCTGACGGCGATGCACGTTTCAAGACTTCAGAAAGGGACTACATGACAGCGGCGTATTGTGAAGGGCGATGCCTCGGCGACTCGCTCCTGGCGGAAGACGTTCACCCGACGAGCCAGGCGTTCTTCGACCTGTGCGACTCGCTGAAGGAAATGCACCGGCGGAAGTCGAGAGACTACGGCTGCCCGACAGGCGGCGATCCCCTGGCCAACATTCGCAACGGCGCGAAGTTCGTGGGCATCCCGTCGTGGAAGGGCGCGATGGTTCGCCTGTCCGACAAGGTGACACGGCTTGCCAGCTACAACGCCACGGGCCGGCTGGAGAACGAGAGCCTCGAAGACAACCTCTTCGATCTCGCCAGCTACAGCCTGCTCGCCCTCTTGCTGCACCGCGAGGAGCGTGATGGAAAAGTTGACTGACGCCTACCTGCAGCAATGCGAGTTCGACGCTCGCAAGTTCTCGGGCTGCTGGGACCAGGGCACCTCGGGCACGCTGGCGGCCCATGTGATGCGTCTGCTGGCTGAGCTCTCCCGCACGCGCGGAGACCTGGCCGTGGAGCGGGCGCGGCGAGTGGATTCATGAGCCGGGCGGCGGGTAGAGGCGGCGCAGGGTTTTCTCCCTTTCCCCCGCGTCGCCTCCCCGCTTGCTCGGCTGACATACGTCAAGCGGCCGGCGGCCGGTCGCCGAGATCCAGCGGCGGGAGCACGGTTCGCTCCTGCGGGCAGATCGCCGGATCGACGTATACCTCTTGCATTGCAGGGTCGGCGTGATCGAGCAGCTGCGTTGCTGCGGCCCGTCCGCCGGCCAGGGCTGCGTAGGACGCCGCAGTACGCCGGAACCCGTGGAAGCCCCTGTATCGCACGCCTGCGAGCCTACAGAGGAGTTTCAGGCTGTTCCATTGGGCTCGGCTCTTGCGGTCCCAAGGCCACACAAGATCGTCTGGCTGCCCCTTCTGCGTCGCCAGCATGGCGGCGAGCTCTGGCGTTATGTCTCGCTCAATGTCCCGCGTGCGTCCCTTGCGCGTCTCGCCCAAGAAGACGAGCTTGCGGCGGTCGAGATCCACTTGGCCCCACCGCAGCGACGTGAGGGCCGTAAACCGCTCGCCGGTGCAGTACGCGGCATAGAGCACGGTCGGCCACCACCAGGCCGAAGGCTTGCCGCCCGTCTTGCCTTTGCGGCATTTGCCCCGCACGACAAGCTTCGCCACGTCCTCTGTTGTGTAGGCCCGGCCCGTGGGCAGACGCACCGGCACCTTGATGCGGGGAAGTTCGGGAAACTCGTTCACCCATTTTTTCCTGGCGGCTAGGTTCCAGGCTGCCTGAATCATCACCTTGTCTTTCTGGACACTGGCCGCGCTGGGTTTCTTGCCTTTCCAGCCGACAGTGTCCGCCCGCCACCGCAGGTAGCGTGAAATCACCAAGTCATCGAGGTCTGCGATCGTCGGCTCCCTGCCCAAGAACCGGGACAGCCTGTCGTTCAGCCCCCTGTACAGCGATACAGTTTTGGCGTCGAGATTGCGAAGTGTGGCATACCGCTCGATAAGGTCGGAAAACGTGAGTAGATTCATGGTCGGTCCCTTTCTTGCCCAGTAGTGTACATAAGTACAACTCCCGCCGCCTCCACTCGAACATTGCCCCGGCGGTCGATCCTACGGTGGGTCGGCTGACCGGGGCAAGCGGCGGATTTGACGCCGCTATTTCCGGCGTTAGTATTGGGGCATGGTTTTGGCACTACCCGAAGGCAAGAAGCTGATTTCCACCGCTGAGGCGGCGAAGATCCTTGGCGTGACCATGGGCCGCATGCGGCAGTTGGCGATCGCCGGGCCGAAAAAGGGCGGCCTTCACTCTTGGCTGGCCGCACCGACCGCCCGCGTCTTTGACGAGGTCGAGGTAAAGAAGCGGGCCGGCTCGACGCAAAAGACCGGCCGGAAGGCTGGCGGCTTCAAGGCCAACTAGCGTTTCCTGCGGGAAAACAGCCCAGAAAAAAATCTTTTTCTCACCCCTTGCACGTTCTAACGCCGACGCTAGAATACGGGCGTCGGGCACATGAGACCTGACGCAACGCCAACTGGGAGACGAAACAATGAACGCCCTGATCAGCAACGACCGCGTGGTGGCCATCGAGGTTCGCGGCGAGACTCGCTACTTCATCGCCATGGGCCGCCCTGGCTTTAATCTTCCGGCGAACAACCGGAAGGGCTACGCCACGGCCAAGGCTGCCGAGGCCGCCAGCCTCCGCTGCGAGCGGGCCTGAGAAAACACAAAGGTGGGGCCACCCGGCCAGCCGACAGCAGCGAAACGGGTGGCAATCGCACAGCGGACTTTACGGCCAAGGAGGGCCACGCCATGAAACGCCAGTGGAATGCCGCCATGAAATCCCTGCTTCTGATCCGCGTCGGCCAGGAGCTCGGCACGTCGAGCGAGTTAGCCCAGACGATCGCCCACTCGATTGACTTCGTTCTGGGCACGCTCGCCCGTTTTCTTAGTTGACAGTTCTAACGCCGCCGCTATGTTGCCACGATCTAACGCCGACGCTAACTACTGTACGAAGTTTCGACTCCCCTCATTTTGTTGGTCTGCCCCCTTGACGCTTGAGTATACGTCCTTACAGTACGCCACCCACACGAAAGGATTCGCCATGAATGACGCCCACGAAAACGAGTACGCCGCCGCTGTCGCCGGCATGCAGGAAACGTACGGCAGCCCCCGCCACGCTGACACATACGCCGTTGGCGATCACATCACGTTTCGCATGCGTGGCTGGTCTGATCGCTCGTACGACGATGGCCGCGTCATCAACCACCACGACGGCCGGCTGATCGTGGAGACGGCCAGCGACATCGTGGAGCTCGACCCGAGGCCGTGGCCCACGGGGAACGTGCTGCCGTTTTGAACACAGGAGCCCGGTGGAACCGGGATTGCCCAGGAAGGGACCAACCAGCCAACGCAGGACGCTGAGGCTGGCATTTCACATCGCAGAAAGGGACGCGACATGACAACGGAAATCAGCACAAACACGGCACCAGCGAGAGGGTTGGCTCTCGCTTCATTTGAGGACGCATTTCGGTTTTCAAAGATGGTGGCGGCGAGCGAGTTCGCCCCAAAGGATTTCAGGGGCAAGCCTGAGTCCTGCATGCTCGCCATCCAGCACGGCAGCGAAGTGGGCCTCTCCCCCATGCAGTCGCTCCAGAGCATTGCCGTCATCAACGGCAGGCCGACGATCTGGGGCGACGCCGCCTTGGCCCTGGTGCAGTCGAGCCCGGTCTGCGAGTACGTCCGCGAGTACACCGAGGGCGAAGGCGAAACGCTAGCGGCCGTCTGCGAGGCGAAGCGTCGAGGATACCCACAGCCCACCGTGGTGCGGTTCTCGATGGCAGACGCCAAGCGGGCCGGCTTGGCTGGCAAGTCTGGCCCGTGGTCGCAGTACCCGGCCAGGATGCTGACGCTGCGAGCCCGAGGCTTCGCCCTGCGTAACGCCTTCGCAGACGCTCTGCGTGGGCTGATCACGGCCGAGGAAGCCCAGGACTACCCGACGCCACAGCATACGCCTGTCACGCAGCCCGAGGCTGTGTATGCGAAGACTGCCGAGCAGGCCAAGCCCGAGGACATGACCAAGGCCCGCCGAGCGATCGCCGCAGCCAAGGCCGTGGATCGTCTGCGGCAGATTCACGCCACCGTCAGCGAACGGCTAGACGCTGGGTTCTACACGCCGACGCAGGCAAGCGAGCTGGTCGAGCTCATCGACACGCGCATCGAGCTGCTGACGCCGCGTGGCGACGCATACGAGGACAACGGCAGCGAGCACTTCGACGCAGCCGAGATCGAAGCGGAGGCCCGAGCATGAGCCACGACATCGAGCCCGACGAGGACCGCATGCAGGCCCAGCGGCGCGAGTGGAAGCGTCTTGATGACCTGGCGGCCGAGATCGTTGCCGAGCGGGCGACCATGCAGACCGACATCGGCAAGGTGCTCGAGGACGGCCCGCCGTCACCGTTCATCGTTGACGTTGGCATTTACACAAGCAGGCGCGACCGCGAAGCGATCCAGCGAGAGGAAGACCGGATTACACGCCTGGAGCAAATGGGCCGCTAGCACACAGCCGGCACGCGATTGCCACAGCGGCCTGAGCATTGGGCCGCATTCGCCGCCAAGCAGGAGTGGCGCGTAACCACTGCAGCCGCAGCTCTGCCTCCCAGGGTGAAGCGGCCGACGCCCGGCGTATCCGGGCCAATACACGGAGGTTGGAATGTCAGACTACTTCAGCGAATCGCTCGACACGCTGCCGCTGTTTCGCCGCACAGACCCGGTGACGAGCAAGGCCGCAGCGGCTGACGCGAAGACGTTCAGAGGCGAGCACCACGCGGCGATCCTCGAGGCCCTGAGCCAAGGCCCGGCCGGGGCCAGCGGCATTGCGGCACGGTGTGGGCTTGGGCCTCACCAGATCGGCAAGAGGCTGCACGAGCTCGCCAAGTGCGGGCGGATCGCAGAGACGGGCAACATTGTCACCAGCGCTAGCGGGCGCGGCGAACGGGAATGGAGGGTGTCGTGAATATTTACCCATACCGCTGTGTATCTCAAAACGCTGAGCTGCTTTACCTGTTAAGCGACGGCCTGCACGTCAAGGTTGGCAGGACTCGCAGAAGAATAGGAACACGAGTTTCCGCCCTGCAAACCGGATGTCCTCGTCGCATCAAAGCAATTGTGTCAGTCGAAATCCCACTGTGTGCGGCAGAGGCGGAGAACTACTGCCATCGGATGCTTGGCCCTTTTAAGACCGTTGGCGAATGGTTTAAGTGCAGCCTTGATGATGCGTTTAGCGCAATGCTTGTTGCTGCATCTGCATATGTTGGCAGCTGTTGGTTTGTTCACGACCTTAGTAACAAGTGCAGGTTTGAGAGAGCAATGGAGCAGCACAGGCGAAATTGGCACGGGATTAAGGAGGCCACGAATGGCACGCAAGCCTGACAGCCACCACGTCCTTCCGCTGTTCTGCGATGACTTGATCGCGTCCTGCGTCGATATGACGCCGGCTTGCTTCGGGGCATACATGCGTCTCCTGTGCTATGCGTGGACGCGAGGTGGCATACCAGATGACGAGGGGGCATGCGGCCGGATTGCCGGCGGGCTGGAGCCTGGCGACTGGGCAGCCATCAGGTCACGCCTGGTGCAGATCCCAGACGGATCGCACTGCGATCGCAGTGCGATCGCAAACGGATCGCAAACGGATGTCCGGCTGACCCACCCGAGGCTTGAGCTTGAGCGGCAGGCCGTCGAGGCCCACAAGCAAAAGAAGTCAGAGGCCGGGAAAAAGGGCAATGATGCCAGGTGGGGATCGCAAACGGATCGCAAAACGATCGCAGAAGGTATCGCAAACGGATCGCAAACGGATCGCAAAACGATCGCCCCTAATCCTTCCCCTAGCCTTCCCGTAAGACAAGACAAAACACACACACAGGCCGAAAGCGAGTTTCGCCAGCCAGGCTGGGCAGCGGTCGAGTGGGAGCGCTTTGCCGAACGATGGAACCGCACCGAGAAGGCTGCGAAGTGGACCCCGCTTATTGCGCCGGCCGGCTGGGTTGAGAGAGCCTGTGACGGCAGCTGGATGGCGAAGGCAGACGAGGCCCTTCAGCGTCTCCCTGGCTGCCATTGGTTTGACAGCCCGTTGGCGGTCACCAGGTTCTTCGACTACGTCGACCGCATCTTGGCCGGCGAGTTTGACAACCCAAAGCAGGATGTAAGGCGAAAGAAACAGCCAGTAGGAGGGAACCTATGAGGACATGGGAAGAGAACAAAACGGCCATCAACCAGCTGTGGCCAACAGTGCAGTTCACGGACGAGGAAAAGCGTCTGTGGCACGAAGACCTGTCTTCGCTCGACCAAGACGTGCTGTACGACGCGATACGAAACGCAAAGCGAACGCACGACAACCCGTGGCCGCAGTTGAAGTGGGTGCTGGAGTGCTACCGGGATCTCCGTCAGGCACGAAAAAACGCGACGGCTAGGCAAGTTGATCGCGGCGAGAAGCTTGACCTGCAGATCGACAGCAACGAATCAGAGCATCTAGCAAACGACTTTGCCGCGCTGATCGACATGTCACTGCCGGCAGACTTTGAGCATGTCCAGGAAAGAGTGCTGGAGAAATGCAACCGCATGGAGGCAGTCTCTGCCATCAGGGTTTTGAAGTACGCACGCAAAAGACTGCTCGGAGAAACGGAGCAATTCGGCCGCGTTACGGATGACGGCGGCATTGAGCAGGTTGCGTTTAAGGAGATCGCATGACAACCACCACCCCTATACGCCCGCTGACAGATCGCCAGCGCGAGATCTACCGCTGGATCGTCCAGTACATCGCCAACCACGGGTTCAGCCCCACGATCAGGGAGCTCTGCTTATCGTTTGGCTTTGCCTCCACCGAGGGTGCCATGTGCCATCTGCGACCGCTTCGCAGCAAGGGCTACGTGGTGTGGAACGAACGGCAGTCGCGCACGCTTCGCCCGCTGCAGGAGGTGGACGCATGAAGGACAACCCGTACCCAACTCCACCGATCAGGACCTTGATTCAGATGCTTCGCATACACGCATGGGCAGACCACATCGACGATGACAGCCGCATCCTGCACGAGCAGTCTGCCGACGCGCTCGAGCACATGGCGAATCGTTTGGAACGCCAGGCGTTGCACCTCGAGCGAGCGGAGGCTGCCCGATGACCGTGCGCGACTTCGTGATGCTCTCACTTGGCGAACTGATCCTGATGCTGACGTTCGGCCTCGGGATTTTGATAGGGATTTCACTTACTCGAAAGGAATCGAGACATGGCAACCGCGACGAAGAAACGAACCGGAATTGAACTGGCGTCCGCTGACCTGAAGGCGGCGCTGGCCGCAGTCTCGCCGGCTGTGCCGACGCGCAGCCCGAAGCCGATCTACCAGGCCGTGCGCCTTGGCGACGGCCTGCTCACCGGCTCGGATGGCGAAGTGCGGATCGACGTGGCGCTCGACTACCACGGGGATGCGATCCTGCTGCCGCATGGCAGGCTCTCGCAGATCCTCGGGGCCGCCACGGGCGAGACGGTCACGCTGGAGCCGGGCGATACGTCCTGCGTTGTGCGGGCGGGCTCGGGCACGTGGACGCTTCCCACGGAGTCGGCGGCGGAATACCCCATGTGGGAGCCGACCGACGCGAAGCCCGTGACACGGCTGCCGGCCGATCAGTTCTGCCGTGCTGTGCGTGGCGTAAACTTCGCCACCGACGATGACTCCAGCCGGTTCGCCTTGGGCGCGGTGCTCATCGAGGTCAAGGGCGAGACGGTCAGCTTCGTGGCAACGGACGGCCGGCGTCTCTCGCTCGTGGAGTGCGAGCACGACCTGGCCGTGGACGATTCGCAGACGCTCGTGCCGAGCAGGGTAATGGCGATCCTGTCGCGCCTCGCCCTGGCCGACTCCGATGGTTCGATCCAGCTGGAGGCGACGGGCAAAGAGATCGTGGCCACCGTGGGCACGGCGACCGTGACGGCCCGGCTGATCGAAGGGCGATTTCCCAAGTGGCGCGACGTGGTGCCGGATCTCGACTGCGAGCCCACCACCGTGCTCGCCGAGCAGCTGCTGGCGGCGGTAAAGGCGGCGGCGATCGTCACCACCGAGGCCAGCCGGGGCATCGACTTCGCCTTCTCCGACAAGGGGCTGTGGCTCCACGGGAAGAGCAGCGAGGCCGGCGAGTCCAGCGTGACGTGCGACCTCGTGGAGGCTGGCACGGCATGCGTGGTGAAGCTGGACCCGCGCTACGTGCGGCAGTGGCTTGAAGGGCTGCCGGCGGATGGCGAGCCAACGGTGAGCGTCCAGGCCAAAGACGGGCAGAGTGCTGTGATCCTGCGTACGGATTGCAGCACGGGCGTTGTCATGCCTATGGCAGCGGAGTAACGCCATGGGAGTGTGCAAGAACATCGACCTGCCGACGCTGTACCAACTTTGGAACGACCACACGCTGACCCGCGTGCAGGTTTCCAGCAGGCTCGGGATCAGCGCCACGCATCTCACGCGGCTCGTGACACGGCACAAGTTGCCGCCACGGCGGCGTGACTACAGACGCGATGTGGCGGACCCGACTCCCGACGAGATTGCACAGCGTGCAGCAGAGTGCCGCGAGAAGCACTTCGCACAGCGGCGGGCCGAGCCTGACTGCTCGACCACGTCGAAGGTGTCGAAGTGGCGAGCCGGGATCTGCCAGCCAAGCGGAGGCCGTCACGCTTGACGCCGTAGCCATGCTGCGTGCATGGCACCTTGGCTGATCGCACTGACGGGCGGCATTTATCTCGTGGTGGCGGCCGACCTGGCCTTGCACGGCAAGGCTGGGTTGGCCCTCGCCTACTTGGGGTACAGCTTCGCCTGCGTCGGCCTCTTTCTCGCGGCGAGGGCCGGATGATGGCCCTGACGTTCAGCGTGCCTGGCGACCCGGTGCCGCAGCCACGGCCGCGCGTCTCAACCCGCGGAGGATTCGCTCGGGCGTACGTGCCGGCGAAGCATCCCGTGCATTCGTACCGGGCAGCAGTCGCTGCTGCGGCCCTGGAGGCCGGGGCCACGCCGACAACCGACGCACCGATAACGGTGATACTCGATCTTGTATTCGCCAGGCCCGCTTCGCACATGACCAAGAAGGGGCTGCGGAAGGGAGCGCCGATGCTTCCACGGTTCGACGTGGACAACTGCGCGAAGGCCGCCCTGGACGCCTTGAACGGCGTGGCGTTTGCCGACGATTCGCAGGTGGCCAAGCTCGTGGTGGAAAAGTCGTACGGCACGGAGGCACGGACCACCGTGCGGATCACATGACGTGGCAGGAGTACCTGGCAACGGTGGACTACTCGCACCAGATGACCACGGCGCGCGAGCACATCGCCGAACTGTGCGAGATCGTGCAGGGCCGTGAGTGGCGTGTGCTCGAGCTCGGCAGCCACGCCGGGATCTCGACGGCCGCCATGGCGATCGCCGCTCCTGAGTCCACGATCGTGAGCGTCGATCTCTGCGACACGATGCCAGAGCCAAGCCGCGTGGCGTATTGGGAAGCGGTTGGCGTCGCCAACATTCAGCCGGTGGCCGATGACGCCGGGCGGTTCCTGCGAGACTGCCAGCTGCATCTCGACTCGTGGGATTTGATCTTTCATGACGCAGCCCACGGCGACGCTGTGCTGCCCGAGTACCTGACGGCGGCCGGCATCACCAGCATCCTGGCCATCCACGACTGGGAGCAGCTGTCGAGCTCGTCGCAGGACGCCGTGGCCAGACGCTTCCAGCGGCACACGGTGACAACCGACACACAGGGGCGGGCGTTGTTCGTCGGCCATGCCTGACCTGGTGCTGACCGGCTGGGCTGGCGTGGAGTTCGCCCAGATCGCAGCGCACACGCTGCCACGCATCCACGCCTACGCTGCCCGGCATGGGCTGGCCTGCGGGTGTGCGAACCTGGCCGGCGAGCGGCCGGCGTCGTGGATGAAGGTGCGTGCGATCATGCAGGCACTACAAACGCACGAGCGTGTGGCGTGGATCGACGCCGACGTGGTGATCCTCGATGGCTCGGCGAACATCGTGGGCGAGTTGGGCAGCGCGTGGCAGGGGATCGTGGAGCACGAGACAGAGTGCGGCCTGGTGCCCAACTGCGGCGTGTGGGTTGTCGCTCAGCAGATGCTGCCCGTGCTCGTGGACGTGTGGAACGCCGAGCACTGCGTCGAACATCCGTGGTGGGAGCAGGCGGCGCTGCTCGAGCAGATGGGGTACCGGGTGGACGGCGTCCGCTCCACGCTTGACAAGCCCACCACGCTGTACGAGCTGACGAAGTTTCTCGACCCGACGTGGAATCATCACCCGGCCGATCGGCGGCGAGTCGATGCGCCACGGTTCCTACACGTGACGCAATATGGCGACCGACTCGGAAAAATCCGCTCGCTCTGTGACGGTGCCTGAGCACCTCGTTTATCCGCTGGAGCCGTTCGCGGCTGACTTCCAGCGGCACGTCGAGATCGGCGAGAGCGAGCTCGCAGACGCCAGCGTGGTCTTCGTGGGGCTCGCCCGCAACTGCGACCGCTGGCTGGCCGACAACCTCGGGCGGCTGCAAATGCTCGTGGCCAAGTGCCGAGAGTGGCGGTTTCATTGCGTCACAAACGACAACACGGACGCCACCGACCAGGTGCTCATGGACTTCTGCCGTGAGTTCCCACGGGCGACGTTTCACAGCCAGCGGCTGGGCCGCAAGCAATACACCACGGAGTTCGCAGGCCGCCGCACGGAAGCGCTTGCCGAGTACCGCACAGCGTGCCAAGCGTGGGTGCGTGAGAACGCCCGCTATGCCGACTACGTCGTGGTCATCGACTTGGACGCATGGGGCGGTTGGTCGCACGCTGGCTTTATGCACGGGCTGGGCCGCCTGCTGATGACGCCCGACGCCGCTGGCATGGCGAGCGTTTCGCTGATCGAGCACCCGACGCTGACGATGGGCAAGGACAAGCAGCCGACGCTGACAAAGGCGTGGACGCACTATGACGCGTGGTGTCTGCGGTTGAACTCATCGTTTGACGATTACACCGCTGGCCTTGGTGGCTGGAAGCACCAATGGATTCCACCCGTTGGCAGCCCGCCCGTGCCGGTGGTGTCGGCCTTCGGCGGCATGGCCATCTACGACACGTACGCCTACCTCAAAGGCACGTACGACGGCCGCGACTGCGAGCACGTGCCGTTTCATCAGACGATGGCAGAGCGGACGGGGCTGCGTCTCTACCTAGACCCGGCAATGCGAACGGTCATGCACTGGATGGAGCCGAGCGATGGCGGGCGTAACGGCCACGATTAGCGTGACGGCGTTTCGCGCCGACTGGGACACGCACATGCCCATTGCGGCACTGTGCCAGCGGTGGACGATTTCCAAGGACCAAGTTTTGAGGCTCCGCGATGTGTGGCATCTGCCGTTACGCAACGACCGGCGGCTACGGTTCAAGCCTAAGCGCTGCGACATGCGCGACCCGACGCCACGCGAGATCATCCAGGCGTGCAAAGAGATACAGGCCAAGTGGGACGCTCGCACCCGTGAAGAGCGGGCGGTGATCAAGACGCAGCACGTCCACTTGCGGCGCGTCGAGATGACCGACGAGGCCCGCGAAGCGTTCGGCCAGTTTGAGGACGAGTGATGCAGCACCAGGACCACATCGAGCGGCGGATCGTCGTGGAGTACGGCCGGCGATACGTCTACCTCACCATGCAGGACGCAGACGGCAAGCTGGTGCCGGGCTTTGAGGAAGTCTTTACGCAGCCCTTCCTGCTCGACCGGAAAGACTGCCACGAAGAAGCGGGCGACTGCTGGCAGGACGTGTACCAGTTCGTGTCAGACACGTGCGTGTGGCCTCTGCCAGAGGCCGAGGACGGCCCGGCACAATCGGGTGAGGAGGACGCCACATGAGCACGCCGAACTACCAGGGCACCGCAGACGAGTACGCAAAGTTTGGGCCGATGTTGAACGTGTGGCAACAGCTGGCCTTGCTGCAGGCCTGGGCTCCGCTGATCGGCTACGGCCAACGTTTCGTCAACGAGATCGACCCTTACAGGAAGTCGCTCGTGGTGAGTGACGCCGCCGAATGGCTCGCAAGCAAGACAAGCGCTCAGGTAGACGATCAGCTCGTGCGACTGCTCGCCGACATTCTGAAAACGAAGGAAGGCGAAAACCTCGTCCGGTTCCTGTTGCTGCAAGCCGAGGCCGCGAAGTGAATGACTCGCTCCTACGCGCCTGCTGTGTCGTTGCCGCTGCTGCTCTCGCAGCTTCGCCGTACTGGTCGGAGATCCGAGCTGCGGCCGAGCGCGCCGCCAAGGCCGTGCGAGCCAGCGGCGGCGGGCTGATGCGTTGGGGCGCTGTTGCCTTGCTGCTCGCTGTAGCGTCTGGCGTGCAGCTGCCGAGGCTGCCGCAGTTGCCGAGCGTGCCTGTGCCGACGATCACCGTGGAGACGCCGAGCGTGGAGATGCAGACGAGAGTGGCGGGCGTTGCTCGAGCACTGGCCGGGGCGAATCCTGCCGAGCGTGCCATCTGGGCATCAGTGTGGGAGAAGGCCGCCGTGGTGGTTGCGGCCCCGGAGGGGAAGGAGCCCGTCTTCACTGACAGCCGATCGCTGCGTGGCTTCACCGTCTTGTCGCTCGACATCGCCTGGCGGCGTATGGCTGGCGTTCAGCCTGGCACCATGCCGGGGCTGCGTGAAGCCGTTGAGGCCGTCATGAGCGAGGCCGTGGGGCTCGACGTGAAGCCTGTGGATGCCGAGATGAAGCGACGGTATGCCGAGGCGTGCCGTGCGATTGCGTGGGCTGGCATCGGGAGGGGCTGACCATGGCCGACTTCCTGCCACTCATGGGGTACGCGCCCGATCGCAAGGGCACGGATGACTTCCTGGCCACGCTCGCCCGCCCAACGCTCGCCCAGGCCGGGCCGGATCTCGTGCTGGACGAAAGCCGCGACGTGTTCCTCGGGCAGTATCTGCTCGCCTGCGATCCTGGCTGGAAGCGTGGAGCCCAGAAGATCGGCAGCTGTGTCGGCTGGGGCTGGGCCTTGTCGTGCGACATCCTCGCCGCGTGCGACATCCTGTTACGCCGTGAGTCGGAGAGTTACGGCGGCCGGGTGCTCGAGGCGAGCGTGTACGGGTTTGCGCGCGTCGAAACTTCCGGCAAGCGCAACCTTGGTGGCGACGGTTCCTACGGCGGCGCGGCGGCCAAGGCCGTCACAAGGTTCGGCACGCTGCACTACGGGCAGAACTATGACGGCGTGACGTTCACCGACAACAGCGGCAGCCGCGAGAAGGAATGGGGCCGCGACGGCGTGCCCGATCGGTTCGAGCCGTTTGCTGCGAAGCGCACCGTGTCGAGCGTGGCCCTGGTGAAGACGTTTGAGGATGCCGCCAAGAGCATCCAGAACGGCTACCCCGTGGCTGTGTGCTCCATGCGTGGGTTCTCCATGACGCTGCGAGATGGCTACCTGACGCCGATGGGCCAGTGGGCTCACTGCATGATGTTCGCAGGCGTCCGGTGGAAGCCTCGCCCTGCCCTGCTTTGTGTGAACAGCTGGGGCGACTGCTACTCGGGCAGCGTCGATCCGAACCTGCCGCCGCAGTTCCAGAAGTCGGCCGGATGGGTGGATGCCGCCACCTGCACGTCGATGCTCTCGGGGGAAGACTCGTTCGCCCTGAGCGGATACGAAGGATTCCCGCCACGCATGCTGCCCGATTGGACGGGAGGCGTGCTGTGAGGCTTTCCCGCATTCTGCTTCTGGCCCTGGCCGGCGGCTGCGTCAACGCAACGGCCGTTGATCGCCCCGACATCGTTGCCGACCTCGCCTGCGAGACAGCCCGCATGGCCGTGCAGCTCGGGCAGCAGATGACGCCTGCCCCGGCCTCGGACAAGTGCGACAACTGCGACGGCACCGGCAAGATCGGCGACGGCCGGATTGTGATGACCTGCCCCGTGTGCAAGGGCACCGGCAAAAAGGCGAAGTCTGTGCTGTGTACCTCGGGGAGCTGCAAGCCATGAGCCTCGAGGATCTCGACGCCTACGTGTGGTCGCAGCTGTCACCACGACGGTATGCCGCAGGCAGGCCGCTCGTGGCCCGGCTCACCAAGCGAGTGGTCCGCAAGTTCCCGCACCTAGTCATGTCGCAGACCAGGCCCGAGTCTTACGGCATGGTCATGCACGAGATCGCCAAGAGCATCGAACGAAGCGAACGGCAGAACTACGGCATGGGCATCATCCTGACGCTCGTTCTGGGCGCGATCATCCAAGAGATCGTGAAGGCCGTCCTGCGGTGGTGGCTGCAATCTGCCAGCAATCGGGCACTCTTGCTAGGTTGGCAAACGGAGATGCGACGATGACCGACGAAGTAAAAGGCACCCTGTTCGGCATTATGGAGCGGTGGGGCTTTCCCACGCTGGTTGCCATCGTCGCCATGTGGGTGCTTCGCCAGGACGTGTTGCTGCCGCTGGTAGAGTCTCACAAGCAGTTCGTTCAGCAGCTCGGCGAGACGCAGGGCGACATCTCGAAGGCGATCCAAGAGCAGACCCGCCTGCTCTACGCCATGCAGCCAGGACGATCAGCGGCGGCCCGCATGCCCGATACCGACGCGGCGAACTGACCCTACATCACCACAAGAGCGTCATTCCCATGTGCGCAATGAGCCCGAGACTGCTGCGACCAAGGGCGACTGGGTTCAACCCCAAGAGCATCGCAGGGCTGGCGGTCTGGCTTGATGCCGGCGCTCCTGCCTCACTGACGTTTAATGGCAGCACTATTTCGCAGATTAACGACCAGAGCGGAAACGCCCGAAACGGTACGCAGGCGACAGCCGCGAGGCAGCCCAGTTATTCAGCGACCGACGCCAACGGCAGACCGGCAATCACGTTTCCATCTGGCGGCCTTAGCGTGGTGACGCCTGAATGGGCATTCACGAACACGGTGACTGTGTTCGCCGTTGCAAAAAACACCAACAACAGCTTCGGTGGAATGTTTCAGCGAGGCGCAGTCAACGAGCGGCACGCTGGGTTTCGCAACTCAGGCACGCTTGTGGCACGGAGAGGAGGAAGTTCCGACGCCAGCGTGACGTTTACGAGCAGCGACTACAACGTGATGCAATGGTCATTTGCTGCGACTCTCGGCCGTACGACCGTCAACGGCACAGCCGGCACCGACCAAACGTCATCAGTATCGTTTGCCGCTGACATTAAAAGCCTTCGCGTGGGAAGTCTGGGCGACGGCACGCTTGGAATGATTGGCGGCATTGCGGAGTTCCTGTATTACGACGCCTTAATTTCAACAACCGAAGCGGCGGCCGTGCGGCGTTACCTTGGGCGCAAATACAACATCGGCACCACATGAGATACTTTCGCTCCACGCCAGCCGTTTATGCCGACATATGTGCCCAGCTAGACGCGGCATATGGCTACCCAAACACTGAGACGAAGACCGAGCGGACGTTGCCGCTGGTGTCATCGCTGCCGACAGACGGACAGGGCCGCGTATACCTTGCCATTTCGGCCGAGTATTGCGAGTACAACCTGCCGTCAGAGTTGCTTCCGCAACTGATTGCAGCCGGTGCGGTAGAGGAAGTCACGGCAGAGCAGTATTTGGCCGTGCTGCCCGCAGCCTGAGTTGCGCTCTTCACCTTAGAGACGGTCGGCCATGCTAAAGGCTGGGCGTAGCAGCCCGGCTATATGCAAGGCACGACGCTCTTGCACCAGTGTCGCGTCGGCACGGTATTTCGGGCGGAATGGCTGGCAGCCACTAATCGAAAAATAGGGTGCCGTTACGGAACCTATGCCGAAAGAAAAACGGGCATAGGTTTCTGACACACCGGACGCTAGATGGCATTGCGCCTGCTAGACCGGGCGGTAGAATGTTCTTCGGTTTGAACGCCAGGAATACACCTACGGTATATCCGTGCAAGCCGTTCTGAAGTTCACGCTGCCGAAAGATCAGGCCCAGTACGACGCCGCCCGGCTGGGCAGCGAGGCGATGCAGACGCTCTGGCAAATCGACCAGCGGTGCCGCAGCCTGTGCAAGTACGGCGAGCCGACCGCAGAGGAGCGTAAGCTGGCAGAGCAGATACGCGAGATGATTCCGGGCGAACTGTTGGACATTTGACGCAACACGCCGCAGAGAGAGACGCGATGGAAGCGAAGATTGTGTCGCACAAGGAATACCGGCTGCACCCCATCACTACGCCCGTCCCGCTCGGGTGGACATGGGCCGAATGGGTGCGCGGCTGGCGAGAAGTGCGCTCTTGAGCGAAGGGACGGTCGCAGATGAGTGTTGATAGAATTTCATCCGAATGGGCGGCCAGAGATCGCAACCCGGTCGCCGCCATGACAACGCTTCCAGAAGGGTTCAATATGACCGTCGTGCCGCAGCCGTGGATTCTGGTCGATCAGCAACTTCCTCCCGCCGGCCTTGTTCTGGCCTGCACGCCAGATGGCGGCGTAATTGTTATTGCTGGATGGTCGGAAAAAGAATGCGAATGGGTTGTCCCGGAGTGGTTCGGTGGGGCAAACAACGGGAAACGAAAGAAGGAGTGCTTCTCGCACTGGATGCCGCTGCCCGAGCCGCCGGGCTGAAGTGCGCTACAGCGGCGATGTCGTGCCGCGCCGTACTGCAAGGATTGCGGCCCCCATGCCTAGCCTAGAAGCACAGGAGACTCTGCATGTCCACGAGCCGAATCAGCCGACTGAACCGCGATATTGACATCACCCTGCATACGGCCACTGCATTGGCCACCACGCTGGATATGCGTGACATCGCAGGTGCTGTGCTAACCATTGGCACGATCTCGACCAACGCCAGCACGCTCCAGATGTGGGCGGGCACTTCGCCTACCGGCACGTTCCGCCGGCTGTACAAGTCGGACGGCTCGGCCGCTGATCTGACCATGGCCCCCTCGAGCACGGACGGCCGGGCCTACGCGTTGCCTGATGAAGTGTTCGGCACCGAATATCTGAAGATCGTGTCGAGCACGACGAACAGCACGGGCACCACAGGCGTGGTGATGTTCAAGAGCTGAGGCGTATGCCCACTCGGATACCAAGCCACAGGCCGCTGCGGTTGCGCACTGCCGCCGGGCCAAAGCAAGACGACTCGGCCAGGCCTAGCGCTGCGGCCCGAGGCTACTGCAGCAAAGCCCACAAGCTGTGGCGTCAAGCGGTGCTGACAAAGTGCGACTGGCAATGCGTCGACTGCGGGCGAGTTGCTACGAATCTTCACGCTGACCACGTCGTGCCCATCACTCAAGGCGGCGATAGGTATGACGTTGCCAATGGTGCGGCACGTTGCCACGCATGTCACAACCGGAAGACGGCACGCGAGCGCGTGCGAAACGGAAAGTGATCGCCACACCCACCGAGGGTGGGTGCCGCCTCTAGGCCTGCCATTGAGCAATACCCGCCGTCCAACAGCTATACGCGCGGCCGCGAAATCCCGCAGCGTTTTTGAGGTTCTGCAATGACCAGTGGCCGAAAACCAAAGACCGCAGCACAAAAGCTGATGGACGGCAACCCCGGCAAGCGGAAGATCCGCCCCGACCTGCCCGCTCCGCCCGGCGCGCCGCCGATGCCGAAGCGTTTGATGGTCGAGCCGCTGGCGGTTGAGAAGTGGACCGAGTTCGTGCCGATCCTGATGCAGCTGGGCACGCTGACCACGGCCGATGGCGAGGCTCTTGCCACTTTGTGCGAGGTGTACGCTGCCACGCAGGCGTGCCTCTTGGAGTTGCGGGCGACCGGCCCGGTGATGAGGACCGACCTGGGCGGTGTGAAACCCAACCCGGCAGGCCCGCTATATCGTGGATTAGTGAGCCTTCAGGCTTCGCTAATGGGCGAGTTTGGATTGACGCCGACATCAAGGGCACGCCTAGGTGGCAAAGAAGAAAAGCCCAGCGACGAAGTCGAAGACTTCTTCCGCGTCCACGGCGCGTGAGCTGACGCCCGAGGGCCAGGCGAAGTACGAGCGCGTCGTGGCCTTCTTCGAGAAGGTGCTGCGGCACAGCAAAGGCCAGAACGCCGGCAAGCCGTTCACGCTGTTGCCGTGGCAGCATCATGTGCTGCGTGAGCTCTTCGGCCGGCTGAACCCTGACGGCACGCGGCAGCATCGTGTTGGGTACATTGAGCTGCCGAAGAAGCAAGGCAAGAGCACCACACTTGCCGGCATCGCCCTCTATCTGACGGCCTTCGACTCTGAGCCTGGTGCTGAGTGCTATTCGGCGGCTGCGGATCGTGAGCAGGCAGGCATCATCTACCGCGAGGCCGCGTCAATGGTGCGGGCTTCGCCTGCGTTGTCTCGCCACCTCGAGGTGATCGACAGCCGCAAGACCATCGTGCATAAGGCGAGCAATTCGTTTTACCGGGTTCTCTCGGCTGATGCGTTCCGGGCCGAGGGCCTCAACATCCACGCCCTGCTCTTTGATGAACTCCATGCACAAAGGGACCGCCGCCTCTGGGCTTTCGCCCCTGGCCGAGAGGCTGGGGGCGAAGGCCCGGCACAACAAGAGATGCACTCAGGTACGGCGGGGCGGCTCGGAGATCACCAATGCTGTTATCGATCACCACGGCGGGCTTCGACCGCAAGAGCATCTGTTGGGAGCAGCACCAGTACGCAGAGCGTTGCATAGCCGATCCGGCAGTGGACCCGGCTTTCTTCGGCTGCATCTATGCCGCCTCGCCGGAAGACGATTGGAAAGACCCAAAGACGTGGCACAAGGCGAACCCGTCGCTAGGCCAGACGATCACCGAGGAGTCTTTCGCTGCCGACGCCCGCGAGGCGGATCAGTCGCCCAGCAAGCTGAACGCCTTTTTGCGATACAGGCTCAATGTCTGGACCACTCAGGACACGCGGTGGATTGCCCCAGACGCATGGGCCAAGTGCGGCAACCCGATCGACTCTGACCTAGAGAAGCGGGAGTGGTTTGCCGGGCTCGACCTCGCCAGCACCACCGATCTGTCGGCGCTTGTGCTCGTGAGCCAGTCCAGCGACGGCACCTTCGACGTGCTGCCGTTCTTCTGGGTGCCAGAGGTACACGCGGCCGAGCGGACGCTGCGGGACAAAGTGGACTACGTCGGCTGGATTCGTGACGGCTTTATCCGTGCCACGGATGGAAACGTCACTGACTACGACGTAATCAGGCGAGACATCAACGAACTGGCCAAGCAATACAACATCCGGCAGATCGGAATCGACCGCTGGAACGCCACGCAACTGGCCACGCAACTGCAAGGCGATGGGCTAAATGTGGCAGGGTACGGGCAAGGGTTTGCCAGCATGACGAGCCCTTGCCGCCAGCTCGAGACGCTCGTGCTGTCGGAGCGGATACGGCACGGCAATCACCCGGTGTTGAGTTGGATGGCCGCCAACGTGGCGGTGCAGACCGACCACCAGGGCAACATGAAATGCAGCAAGGCTAAGAGCACCGAGCGGATCGACGGCATAGTGGCTCTCGTCATGGGCCTGGGCCTGCACGCCACAGCAACGGCACCGCCGCCAGAACAATCCTGGGACATCATGACGCTATGAGTGAAAACGCCGCCGCCGACTTCAAGATGTTTGATCTGCGTGGCATCGACTGGACCGAGTCCAGCGGCACCCGCACGCCAGCCGGCATCCGCGTCACGGCCGACAACTCAATGGCATGCTCGGCCTACACGGCCTGCATCCGCGTCATATCGGATGCGGTATCAGCCCTGCCGCTGCACGTCTACGAGCGGATGGCGAACGGCGGCAAGGCGAAGGCTACCGCCCATCCCGTCTATCGGCTCCTGCACCAGCAGCCAAACCCGTGGCAGACGGCGCAGGAGTTCCGCGATTGGATGACCGGGATGTACTTGCACTACGGTGCCAGTTACGCCGAGATCCGCCCAGGTGCCCGAGGTGCCGTCTCCGAGCTCTGGCCGCTTCACAGTAGCCGCATGGAGGCCGAGCGGCTTGAGGACGGCACGCTGCGTTACAAGTACCGCGAGCCCAGCGGTAAGCAGACGATCTACAGCCAGGATCAAATCTTCGCCCTTCGGTTCACGACCGAAGACGGCATTAAGCCGATTCCAACCTACAAGCTGTTTCAGAACGTGATCGGCCTTTCGCAGGCTCTTGAGACGCACGCGGCCACGTACTTCGGTTCCGGCGCTCGGCCGGGCGTGATCCTTGAGAGCGACAACCCGATTCCGGCAGAGGCCGCCGAGCGTCTCCGTGAGCAATGGGAACGGATGCACCGTGGGCCGGATCGCGCCCATCGGACTGCCGTGCTGCCCAACGGGGTGAAGGCCCACGAGCTCAGCGGCAGCAACGAGAGTGCCCAGATGCTCGAGAGCCGGCAGTTCGCCGTGATCGAGTGCTGCCGAATCTTCAGAGTGCCGCCCCATCTGATTCAGGATCTGTCGCGGTCTAGTTTTTCGAATATCGAAACGCAGTCGGTTGAATTTCTCCAGCACTGCCTGCTGCCGCACCTGAAGCGGTGGGAGGCGGCAATCGCCCGGGACCTGATCGTTGACGACGAGAAGTATTTTGCCGAGCACGCGGTGAGCGGGATTCTTCGGGCCGATCACGCCGCACGCTCGGCCTACTACGTCTCGGCTTTGCAAAACGGCTGGATGACTGTGAACGAAATCCGCGAGCTTGAGAACCTGAACCCGATCGGGCCAGAGGGTGACAAGCATTTCGTACAGTTGAACATGACAACGCTCGACAAGATGGGCCAAGAGCCGCCCGCACCGGAGCCGATGCCCGCGCCCGTCGCGGAAGTAGAGGATTTGCCCGAAGACGACACAGAAGACCAGGCCGAGCAGGAGGGCCAGACCAATGGAAATTGAACGCCGCTGCCTGACCGTAGACGAGGCACCAGAGTGCGAGCTGCAGATTGAGACGCGCTCCAGCGGACGCGAGGCGATCCGTGGGCTGGCGGTGCCATACAACCGGCTTTCACTTGACCTCGGTGGCTTTCGGGAGCGAATCCTGCCAGGTGCCTTCGACAAGGTGCTGAACCGCCAGCGTGGCAAGGGTGAGATCCTGAGCTACTACAACCACAACAGCGACATGCTGCTGGGCCGGGAGTCGGCTGGCACGCTCGAGATCATCGCTGACGATCGTGGCATTTCGTATGTCGTGGAGCCGCCGGATACCTCGGCGGGCCGTGACGTTCTCGCCCTGGTGCGTGCTCGCCTGCTCACTGGCAGCTCCTTCGCGTTCACCGTGAGCCAGCGTGGGGAACGCTACACGACCGACGAATCAGGCAAGGCCATCCGCGAGATCGTGGAGGCTTCGGGCCTGTACGAAGTTGGTCCGGTAAACGTGCCGGCCTACGGCAGTGCTACGACTGCGGTGGTGTCCCGGCGGTCCTATGAGGCGTGGCTGGCAGAGCAGGCTGCCGCCGTCGAGGCCAATGCGGATGCCGAGCCCGAAGTGAAGAAGGCCATGCGTTCCCTGGTCCGTGACGCAGCTGCTGCGTGGGCTCTGAGGTTGCGACGTGTCTGAAGCACGCTGCACTTGCGGCGAGAAACTCCGGTGCCGCTCCAGCCGTCCATGTGGTGACGAGCGGCAGCGGTATTTACGTTGCCCGAGGTGCGGGGCTCGCGCGGTGGCTTTTGTGAAAACAACACTTTCCGAAGTGCGGTTCTGCAAGGTTCCCCGCACGTAGTGGCACGATTGACTCCATCGGCAATACCGCCGGCGGAGACAATCCACGTGGACAACCTCAAGAGACTGCAGGACGAGGCCGTTAACCTCGCCAACCGGATCGACGCCGTGCGGGCGATCGAGAGCACCGATGCCGACAAGATCGCGGAGCGCGATCTGGAACTTGAAACGCTCAACGCCGATGCGTCGAAGCTCGCCAAGAAGATCGACTTTGAGCGGTCGGTTGCCGACTCGGCCAAGAGCCTCCGCAGCGTCGTTGATCGCTGCACTCCGGCTCCCGAAGTGACCGAGGAGCGCAAGGCTCCCCGCATCCAGGCCGTGCCGTTCCACGGCAAGCTCAAGGCGTTCCGCTCGCATGAAGACGCTTACAAGAGCGGCATGCAGCTGAAGGCCGCGCTGCTTCGTGACGCCGAGGCGAAGCGGTGGTGCGAGGATGCCGGCATCGAGGTGCGTGCCCAGGGCTCGACGGGCTCCACCACGGGTGCGGCGTTCGTGCCGGACATTCTCCTTTCCGACACGGTGCTGCGGCTCGTGACCGAGAACTCGTCGTTCGCATCGAACGCTCTGAACATCCAGATGCCGTCCGACGTGGTCCTCGTGCCGCGCCGCACGGGCGGGGCGACCGTGAACTGGCAGAACGAGAACGTGGCGATTACGGACAGCGACCCCACCAGCAGCCAGGTGACGCTGACCGCCCGCAAGGCCACTGCGGCCACGCGGATCGCCAACGAGCTCCTTTCGGACGCGGTCAACCCGGCGGCCTATGCCGACTGGATCGCTTCCGAGCTGGCCCTGACGCTGACGAACGCAATCGAAAACATTGCGTACAACGGCAACTCGGCCAACGCTCCGAGCGTGGCGGGCATCCTGACGGCGAACGGCCTCCTCGCGGGCTCGGCGGCAACCTACGCCGCTTCGCTCGTGACGGCTGCCGGCGACACTCCCGACGAAGTCACCCGTGCCAACATGCTGCGGATGATGGCTCTCATGCCGTCCCACAGCCGCGCCGGTGCGAAGTGGTACTGCAGCCCGTATTTCTTCGCGGACTGCATGCAGGCCCTCGACGCCGCCCAGGGCGGTTCCGTCGGCCTGTCGCAGGGCCTTGGCCTCACGTTCATGGGATACCCTGTGGTGCTCACGGACGAAATGCCGAGCTCGGGCGATCAGACGGGCAACGTGTTCTGCCTCTTCGCCAACCTGGCCAACGCCGCGATCTTCGGCACCCGCCAGGGCATCGAGCTCGCCTCGAGCTCCGAGGTGGCATTCCTCAGCGACCAGACCGTTTTGCGTGCGACCGCCCGCGTGGCGATCTCGTGGCACACGCTGGGAACCGACACGGTGGCCGGCCCGGTCATCGGCCTCCGGGGTGCGTGAGCCTGACGGCTTGACTGATGTGCGACTCTGAGCGGGCGGCTTCCAAGCGGGGGCCGCCCGCTCTCTTTTTGGAGTCACGCATGATCGTCAAGGTAGGTTCCACTGAGTGTGACATTCGCGTGGAATGCGTCATGAGTGTTCCACGGCTCGGTTTCATGTCGAACTTCTACACGTGGGCTCAGGCGCTGATGCCGCTGGGTATCCGCCCCACGATGATGCAGGGAGCCTTCTGGTCTCAATGCCTGTCTCGGGTCTGCCAAAATTTCATCGACAAGGCCGAGTATCTGCTGGTAGTCGATTACGACAGCGCGTTTTCTCGGGCCGACCTCGAACAGCTTTTCGCCATGGCGATGACGTTTCAGTGTGACGCCTTGGCCCCGCTCCAGACAAAGAGGGAGGACGGTCGCCCGATGCTCACACTGCCGGGCACGCTTGAGAATCCGTTAGCTGAGCAAAAGACAAAGCTGCCGATGTCGTGGTTTGCCGAGCCAGTGCAGGAGGTGGATAGCGCACACTTCGGATGCACCATCCTGAGCACGGCCGCCCTGAAGCGGTGCAAGCTGCCTTGGATGCAGGAACTGCCTAACAGCGACGGCACCTGGGACGAAGAGCCAAAGACTCCTGGCGACCCTAACTGGCGGCCACGGCGCGACTCTGACATAGCGTTTTGGGTCAACTGGCGAGAGAGCGGAAACCGCGTGTTCGTCACGCCACGGGTGTGTATTGGGCATGGCGAATACGTTTTCACGTGGCCCGGCAAAGACTTGGGAAAGCCCGTGTATCAGCACGCCACTGAGTACTGCAACACGATGAAGAAGCCCGAAACTGCATGGAGTGTGGGGGAATGAAGAAAATCAAATTCGTACGGTCGTGGCGTGCGTACCGATCGGGCCAGGTCGCGGAGATCTCGGGCGGGCTCGCCACGCAGCTGCTCGCCCAAGGCGTGGCCGTCGAGGATCGCCAGCAACAACTGATCGAGACAGCCGCCGTTGAGCCCGAGGCGGAGACGGCAGACGCCACGCCCAAGAGGAGCAAGCGACGTGCAGTACCGAAGCCTGGCCCGTCAGACGCAGCCCGCCGTTGAGCCCGTCACGCTCGCGGAGGCGAAGAGCCATCTGCGTGTCGATACGGCTGACGATGACACATACATCACAGGGCTGATCCGTGCAGCCCGCGAGTGGTGCGAGCAGTACCTGGATCGCACGCTCGTGCATACCCAATGGGTGATGCGGTTCGACAGATTCCCACCTGACGGCACGCACGACATCGAGCTGCCACGCCCGCCGATCGTGGCCAGCGGCACGGCAACGGCGGTGGCCCTGACGTTCACGTTCGAGAACGGCACCACGTCCACCTACAGCACAGCGAGCTACCGCGTGGACCGGGCGAGCACGCCGGGGGCCGTGAAGACTCTGTACGGCCAGGCATGGCCGCCACACCTGCAGGACGATAACTCGATCAGCGTGACGTGGTGGGGCGGCTACGGCCCGAGTGGCTCGGACGTGCCGCAGTCCATCCGCCACGCCATGCTGATGCTCGTCGCCTTCTGGTACGACAACCGCAGCACGGTGCTCGTGGGCAGCATCAGCAAGCAACTAGAGTTTGCCGTGGAGTCGCTGCTGTCTTCCCAGAAGTGGGGCAGCTACAGATGATCGACGCTGGCAAGCTCCGCGAGCGGGTGACGGTTCAATCCGCCTCTGGCAGCACCAACAACCTCGGCGAAACCGTGCTCACGTGGAGCAACTTCGCCACAGTGTGGGCAAGCGTCGAAGGCGTCTCGGCCCGCGAGGCCCTTGCGGCCGGGCAGCAGGACGTGAGCCTGACTCACAAGGTGCGGCTGCGGTATCTCACTGGGCTCACCCAGAGCATGCGTTTCCGGTGGCGGAATCGCACTCTCGACATCATCAGTCTCCTCGAGCACAACAACCGCAGCGAGCACGAGGCCATCTGCACGGAGAGCCCCTGATGGCAGGCATCAGGGTTGAGGTTTCATTCGATGACGTGGGCAAGCCGCTGGAGATGCTGCGAGCCCTGCCGGATGAAGTCGCCAGCAAGATGCTGAAGGCCGCCCTAGAGAAGGCCATTCAGCCGGCGTTCACGGCGTTGGGCAACGTCACGCCCGTGGGGGCGACTAGCAACCTCTACCGGGCTCGTAATAAGAAGGTGGTCATGTACCCGCGCGACCGCACTGGCGTGGGCCTGGTGGGCTACAACCAAAGCGGCAAGGGCTCGGCGTCGAGCGCCCAAGGCGGCCGGGTTCGGGCCGGCAAAGATCGGGCCTTCCATCAGTGGTGGATCGAGAACGGCACCCGGCCCCGCAAGATCGAAACGCTGGCCAATAAGCCATATCAGCGGCGGAGCAAAAACGGCCTGGTGCATTGGGTGAGCGGGCAGAATGGCTATATCGCCAGTTCGTTTAACGGGCTCGGGCCGTTCTCGATTCGAAAGCAAGGCGAGAAGTTTACGACCCGGCCCGGCTACCCGAAGGCGTTCTTCGTCAAACGCAGCCAGCCGTTTGAGATACCGGCGACACCTCGCGGCGGCGTGGCACGGCAGCCCCCGGTCGAAACGGCGTGGAACCGCTCCAGGCCGCAAGTCACGAGCATCCTGCGTGAGCAGCTTTCTATGTCGCTCGAGCGTGCCCTGGAAGCCATCACGCGATTCTCTGGCAGCACCGTGTCTGGATAACTCAAAGACAAGCCCCCTCTGCGGGATAATGGCAGCATGTCGCTGAAGAGCCCGGAACAGGTCGCCCGCAATGCTCTCGTGACGAGCACGGCCGTGTCGTCTCTGGTGGGCTCCCGCATCTATCCCGTGCTGGCACCGTCCACGGCCACGCTGCCCTTTGCCGTGTACCGCCGCAGTTCAATCCAGCGGCAGCAGACTCTTGCCGGCCCGCTGGGGCTGCCAACCGTGAACATGGAAGTGCAGATATACGCCACTACCTACGAAAACGCTCGCCAAGTGGCCGACTCGTTCCGCAAAGTTCTGGATGGCTACGCCGGAAACTTGAACAATGTGGAAGTGCAGAACGCTTCGCTTGAGCAGGAGTCTGACGACTTCGTGCAGCTCACCGGGGCGGAGTTGCCGCCGGTGTACAGCGTGACGCAAAACTACGCTTTGTTCTGGGTGGAGACCTAATATGGCAAGCCTTTCGAGTGGCTCGGTGACGATCGCCGGCAGCACGGTTGCGGCCTACTCGGTCCAGTTCTCTGGATCGGGCGGCGGCGGTGGCGATGACACGATCGACGTGACCACGCTGAATGACAACGCCATCGTGTCTTTCAATCGCCCGCTGCGTGCGGCTGGCGCGGCCGGTGCCACCTACTCGGTGACGGTCGAGTATTTCGGCGTCACGGTCGCAACTTCCAACAGCGTCACCGTGTCGCTGCCAGTGCTCGGCAGCCGCAGCAACTGCACTGTGTCTTCTTCGTCCACGACGTTCGGCGTCAATGACGTGATTCGCGGCTCGGCAACCATCCTCGTTCCGTAAGGTGCAGTAATGGCATCCAGCTCACAAGGCAATCGT